ACTCCCGATGAGAACCAGACTGCCGATGCCTGGAAGTTTGACTATCGTGTGTATCACGACACCTTCGCTTATGCGAACAAGGTGAAGGGCATCTATCTGCATCGTGGAGCCACTGCTCTGGCCTAATCAAAGGACCGGGGCCGAAAGGATAGATTATATGGCTATTTTGAATACCCCGAACGGTACAGTTATTGGGATGATTCCGGAGGAACTGCTGAATGGCGGTTCCCCGGAAACCCCGGTCGCGCCAAAGAAGCGCACACGTAAAAAGGCTGCTGAACAGCCCGAAGTCGAGCAGACTGAGGAGCAGCCTGAGTAAGAGAGGAGGTAGGGCAGATGTCCCGATCCGCAGCGGAAAAGCTGAACATTCTGAAGACTTTACTTCGTGCCGATGACTCGGAGGACACTCTGCTTGAAACCTATCTCGATGTCGCAGAACAGGAGATTCTCACATGGAGATACTCTTACGCATCTGAGATGCCTACTGAAGTACCGGTGGAATATGAGATGACTCAGATTAACGCAGTTATCGCAGGCTACTCCATTTCCGGTGCTGAAGGCGAGGTTACTCACTCTGAGAATGGGATTTCCAGAACCTTCAAATATGAGGATATGCTGAACTACATTCGTTCGCATGTGATTCCGATTGCGAAGGTGATCGTATGAGAATCCTTCATCGTAACACATCCCCGGTATGGTATGCGAACTATGATGGGCTTGAGATGTCCACTGACAAGCAAGGATACTACACAGGCAACCAGAAAGTGCGCTATACCAATCCGGTGAGGATCGATGCCAATATCAGTCCTGCGAAAAATGTTACGCACTATGCCTTGTTTGGTACTGATGTTTCGTATGACCGAACCCTGACACTGTGTGATACCTCGCTACCGATTACCGAAAACTCAGTACTCTGGATTAATACCCAGCCGGTGCTGAAGGAAGACGGCTCCACGGATACACCGTTTGATCACACTGTCGAAAAAATTGCCAAGTGGAAAAACTCCCTGGTGATTGCTGTTGAGGAAGTGAAGGTCAGTGGCCAGTATCTCGATTAAGCTGAATTCCAAAGGTATCCGGGATGCTATCGAAGCAGTCAATAAGCGACGAGCTATGATTACCGAAGATGGTCTTATGCATCTGCGACAGGCTATTGCTGAGAGAATCAAAACCTACGCTACCACAGTTGCGACAGGTGCAATCCTTGATGATACCTTCATGGAATACGGCAAAGGAGCAACCAGGGGCAGCGCATCTCCCATTCTGGCTACTGATATCAACATCACCTATCACGAAGGTTCCGATAACGTAACATTCGTGGTTTCTACTGGTGAAGATATGGTCTGGCTGGAGTTTGGTGCAGGCGTACACTACAACGGTGCCGTTGGCAGTAAGCCGAATCCTTTGGCAGGCAATATCTCAGAAGTGAGTGGTATCGGTCAGTACGGGAAAGGCCGTGGTGCTAGTGATTCATGGATTTTCTCCAAAAACGGTGTGAGATACCGTACACACGGTACACCGGCAGTCATGCCCCTGTTCCATGCGATACAGGATGTTGAAAATGATTTTATCGTGATAGCAAGGGGTGTGTTGCATGCACAACCATGAGAATGAGATTTTCACAGCGTGCTACAACGCACTGCATTCTCTGTATCCCGATGCCTATATCACAGGCAATTATATCAATAAGCCTGCATCATTTCCCGCTGTGAGCATCATATGCGTGGAGAGTGTGACATGGCGTAAGACAAGGGATACCGGGCATGGGGAAAGGCATACTTCTCCCACCTACGAAGTCAACGTGTATTCCAATCTGAAGGATGGTGCCAAAGAGCAGGCACAGGAACTGCTGGAAGTGGTAGACCGTTTGTTCACAGACTGGAATTTTAACCGGTTGACATGTACACCTATCGAAAATCTCGCAGATAACACGATATTCCGCTATGTGGCCCGGTATCGTGGGATCCTGGATGAACAGGGCTACATTTACCGCAGATAAGGAGGTTATTGCCATGGCAATTTCATCTTATAAAACATTCCTCATGCACTCCACCGACGGGACTGCTTATACCAAGCTGATTGATATCAAGTCTTTCCCGGACCTTGGTCAGGCCCCGGAACAGCTTCAGGCCACTTCTCTGTCCGATAAGCAGCACGTTTTCGTTCAGGGTATTCAGCAGACTGAAGCTCTCGCTTTCACTGCGAACTACACGCTTGCCGATTTCAATACCGTGAACGCACTGGATGACGGTGCTATCCACCATTTCTCTGTGTGGCTCGGCGGTACAGAAACCCAGGGTGTGCCTACTCCTACTGGTTCTGAGGGTAAGTACAATTTCGATGCGTACTGCTCGGTATACGTTAATGGTGCTGGTGTCAATGAGATCGTTGAAATGACCATCACCCTCACGCCTACCACCATCGTGGTTCCCAGCGCACAGTAATCGGATAAATCATATTAAGACGAGGAGATAATATTATGGATAAAGCATTGCAGTTCTCTTATCACGACAGGGATTATACCTTGGAATTCACCCGTGACTCTGTCCGTACTATGGAAAGACAGGGTTTTAACGCAAACGAACTGATGGTTAAGCCCATGACTATGCTCCCGGACCTGTTTGCCGGTGCTTTCATTGCTCATCATCCGTACACGAAGCGCAAACTGATCGACGAGATTTTTGAGCATATCGGCAACAAACAGGAACTCATCGGTAAGCTGGTCGAGATGTACAACGAACCTCTTGCCACTCTCATGGAGGACAAGGAGGGTGACGAGGGAAACGTGGGGTGGACGGCAACGTTCTGAGTGAAGAACAGGAACCGTCCGAACCAATAAGCCTGAGTGAAATCTTTGAGGATGCTTGTCCTTACTATATGTCTATAGGAATGACTCCCGAACAATACTGGTGTGGCGAACCGGCCCTTGCCGTATGGTATCGGGAGTCTTTCCGAATAAAGAAGGAACGCAGGAACTGGGAGATGTGGCTGCAAGGCATGTATATCTACGATGCCATCTGCGATGCTTCTCCCATCCTCCGACCCTTTGTCAAAAAAGGAACACGGCCCATACCGTATCCGTCAGAACCCTACGATTTGGGGCTTACCAAATCTCCTGAAGAGAAACGCGAGAAGCAAAACTCTGAAGATAAGAAGGTTATGGATGAAGCCCGGATGCGTATGGAAAACCTGATGGTGAGTATGGCAAACAAACTTAAAGGGAAAGGAGGGAATACCAATGGCTGATTTGGATACACTACAAATAGTCATTACCAGTAATGCGACACAGGCCGATGATGCTTTGAAAGCACTCGGAACAACACTGGAAAATCTCAGCAAAGCATGTTCGTCCGGTGCAGGCTTGGGTACTGTAGCATCCGGTCTGAACCGAATCAACAATGCTTTGAAGAAGATTAATCCTGCAAACAACGCTGCTCTGACGAGTCTTGCCCAGGCATTAAACAGTCTCAACACGGTGGGTGCCAGTGCTGCGGGTTTCGCCAGTATGATCAGCAGTATCAAGAAATTGCCGAATGCGCTGACGAAACTCACGACCCTTGACTTAGGTAAAGTGAGTACCGCCATCACGGGTATCAGTAAGGCATTGGCCCCGCTGATTACTCAGCTGAATCAGATCGGCATGAGTTCTCAGGCTATCACGGCACTCGGACAGCTGATGAAGATGCGTGGTTCCGGTGGTGGGTCTGGTGGTCTGGGCAATATGTTTGGTGGTAGATTCGGTGGATTGTTCCAGGCCGGTGCTATCACGGCATCAATCCATCATATCAGCGGAATCATGCACACTGCTGCCCGTGGCCTTGCCCAGGTGATTGAGCAGGCAAATAGCTACGTGGAAGCAGTCAACCTGTTTACTGTTGCTCTCGGTTCTTATGCCGAAAAGGCCCAGCAGTATGCTGAACTGGTGTCAGACAAAGTAGGTATTGACCCTGGTGACTGGCTCAAGGCTGAAGGTACTTTCATGACATTGATTGAAGGATTTGGTGTCATGGAGGAACGTGCCTACATTATGAGTCAGAACCTTACTCAGCTTGGTTATGACCTATCGTCGTTCTTCAATATCTCGGTGCAGGATGCTATGACTAAAGTACAGTCTGGTATTTCCGGTGAACTAGAACCATTAGCTGCATAGTGGCTTTTAGCAGTGATGCTAATCGAATAACCCAGTGAACCTACAAATGTAGGGTGTGTGGTGCAAACCATGCTAACAGGGAAATACTAAGTCGAGACAATTCGGAGGTGCTGTTCATGGTAGGTGTCATTTATGAATATTTCATCGGTGGCAAATACTATGTCGGAAAGACTTACATGGAACAGCGCAAACGAATTGATAAACATAAGTACGATGCCTTGACTCTCAAGAAAGACCATCCCTTCTGTAAAGCAATCCGCAAGTACGGTTGGGAAGAAACACGGGCTAGTTACAGAGTTATAGAAACGGTTGAAGCGGATAATGCTCAAGCCTTGAATGTAAAGCTGATCGAACGGGAATCTTACTGGATTGAACAGCGCAATAGTCTGATTCCCAATGGATACAACATTTACACCAAAGGGCAGGAACAGATTCCCCATACCGCTAACAAATCTGAAATCTATAAACGTGTTTCTGAGAGTCTGAAAGGAAAGTACCGTAACAATCCTTCTTCCAGTCGCAAAGTTTATTGTGTTGAACAGCAGAAGTGGTATCCCTCTATATCAGAAGCGGAAAGAGCGAATGGTGTAGCAAAGGGTAGCATTGGCAAGGCTGCTTCTGGTGCGAATGTTCATTCTGCCGGGTTGACATGGAACTTCACTGGTGAGAATTCGGAAGCACGGGAAGACCTTCTCCGGAAACAGCGTAAACCCATCAAATGTATCGAAACCGGCGAGACTTTTGAATCGGTTTACAGTGCCTGCAAGCACTATTTCGGAGAGGATGCTATGCGGATGAAGTGCAGAATCCAGAACGGATTAAGGCACGGATGGGCGGTAAATGGGCTTCACTTTGAATATCTCGATATGTAAACCCTGTGCTTTGAGAAGCTGATTCTCGGAGTGCAACGATCATCCCTTGGGCGTGAGATTCGCCAATAGGAGTAGGGCTGAGTGAAATTCTCAGTGGGTGAGAACCCCTTAAATCGAAGTGCTGGGGTACTCAGAAATGAGTACGTGATATGATCTACTCCCCTTTGAAATAACGGGAAACCGTGGGTGTTTAGGTACGTAGACTAGGATTTGACCTCTCTCAAACCAGACTGAAAGCAGAAGCACTAGCACTCGGTATTACCAAATCTTTTAATGCCATGACTCAGGCTGAAAAAGCCCAGCTGAGATATCACGCCATCATGACCCAGGTTACGACGGCCCAAGGTGATATGGCACGTACTCTCAATAGCGGTGGCAACCAGATCCGTATTTTCCAGGCACAGATTTCAATGGCAGGCCGTGCGCTTGGTCAGATCTTCATTCCTGTTCTGAATGCAGTGATT